AATACCATTGTGGACGGCAGCAGCACGTTCAGCGTTAGTTTCAGCAGCAAAGATTGCTCTTTGTGTATCAGCAATAACTCTGTCTCGTGTTGCCTTGGTAATAATTGCACCAAATCGAGATGCAATATTGATAGAACTCATCCAGTCTTCAATACCAGTATTTAATGATGTAAGGTCATCTAAATTAAGTGCTGTGGATCGAACATAGAAACGACCAAATGCTCTGTTGATATTTTCCGACATACGGATAGCGTTTAGGTTTACACCTGTAATTAAACGAGCAACTGGGTTGGCTGCAATTTTAAGCCCAGTTCCAACAGCCTTTTTGACTGCAAGTAAATCCGCACCACTGCTTACTTGGTTAAGTAAGATTCTGTATACGTCGTCTACTGTTGTAGCCAAAGAAAGTTCTTTGATAACTCTATCGTCTAATTTACGTCTAAATAGGTTACGAAGTTTAACTACGTCTTTTTCGCCAGCAACAATCTCAGCAACTACCTTAAACTGACGGCCAAGCATGAACTTAATTCCTTCGGTCATGTTTGGTGTATCAAGAACATTACCCATAAAGCCATCTGTAAGTCCAGCACTTGCTAGAATAGATTCTTTGTAAACTGACTTCTCTGCAAGTTCTGCTTCTAGTTTAAGTAAGTTTTTAAGACCCTTTGCTTTAGGATCTGATATCAACTCTCTGAGGATATCTGGATCTCCGTTTGCTTTTTCGCGTAGGAGACTAAACCATTTTTCTTTATCTTCAAGGTCTAGTTGTTTATTAACTAGGTCATCAAATTCATTCTGACGGACAGCCAGTTCATCCTGAGGCTTCTTAATAGACTGTAGTAGTCTAAGAACATTAGGTCCTAGATTTGTAGGATCTGCAAACTCTGATGCTGCGATGCCAATCTCAGCGCGTGTGGCTGCAATTCGTCCCATATTGGTAATTGCAACTCCACCAGTTCCGCCATAGATGGAACGGATATTGGTAAAGCCATCAACCTTCCAGATGTCTTCTACAAGTTCTGAGACTTTAGACATTACTGCTGGGTTTTTTAGCGCTGCAATCTCACCAAGAAGAGCACCAAGACTCTTTCCTGCTGCTAATTCATCGCCAACAACGAACAAAGATCCTGTAAATCCATCAAGTGCTGCTGCTTCGTCACGAAGTCTAGTTGCTAGTTCGTTATATACTCTAAATTCTGGATCTGCTACGCTCTTGCCTAGTTTATCTAAACGATCTGCTAATTGAGCACGACGAAGACCTTCTGCTGTGCGTGTTGCTTCATCAGCCTTTGTAAAGTCGTCAGCCAAATCAAGTAATCTTAATTCATCTGCATCGTTTGCAGTAACTGCATATTCATCTAGATAATGCGCTCCAGCGCTAACCTTACCATACTGTGGAACTTCATCAAGAAGGATATAGCCATCAAAGAATCCACCAGTACTTTTCATATCGGCAGACAATAGAGCCATTGCCTCGGATAGTTCACCAGTTTGAGTCTTAGGGTTGGTTACAAACCATTCAGAAATGCTTTTATCGGAAAGTGCTTGCTTAGAAACATCGTCTGCTGGATATGATGCCCATCGAGCAGCATTAAGTGTTTCAAAGTTTAATAGTTTACGAGCAGTTCTGATTTGCTTGTCGACAATCTGTTTTTCAACAGCAATAATTTCGTCTTCTTTTTTCTTAACGTCTTTTGCAACACGCTTGTAAGGTGAAGAAATCTTTTTTGTAATCTTGTCTTGTATAATCTTGCCTTCTTTTTCAAGAAGTTCTACTGCTTCTTTTTCAAGTTGAGTCATTCCAACTTTGTTGTATTGCATAACATCATTTGCTAATGTGGTTGCTTTCTTGCCCTGTGTAAGAATCTTGCCTACAGCGCCAGGTCCAAAATACATAGATGGATCTAATCCTATGTTTAGCGTAGCATCTACAATTCCAGATAAAACTTTGTATGCGTTTTCTTCTGGATTCATTCCAATACCATTAAAAATGTGTCGTCCAATGGTGTATGATTCTCCATTAATCTGACCATACTTGCCCATGGCTTTAATCTGTGCTTTTCCAGCACCACTCTTAGGGCCAACAAAGAAGCCAGAACCTTGATCTGAAAAGTTTCTTATCAAAGACCCAAAAGCAGTTGCTTCGGACCAACCGCCTTCAAGCATTTCTTTTGATGAAATGTCCTCACCACGATAAACTGCTAACGCATTTCGTGTTGCAAGTGTTAAAGTATCGTAAGGCAAACGAAGAGTAGCAAAAAGACCACGAGTTAGACCCTTAAATGGATCGTAAAGGCCCTCTTTTAATCCAGCCTGGAGAGTACCAAGGAATCCGCGATCAGGTTCTACGCTCTTTTTAATTTTATCTACGTTAAATGCGTCTGTTTTAAGTGCAGCAATACCATCAATGGTTGTGATCTTATTGATACCAGGAGTATCTGCAGTCAATCCCTGACGAACCATAGATACAACTAGGTCATTACTCAACCCAGGATATTTTTGGGTGATCGAATTAAAATTAGATAGTGCATCTGGAGACAATGAATTCATTGAGTACCGCATCATTGTCTTATAAGAATTTTTCCTAGCCTCTAGGATGGCGTTTAGATTATCAGCCATTAAGATTCCAGTTCGTTATATGCTTCTACCATCATCATTAGTTGACGAGAATCTGGGTTAGCGGCATACAATGCACGAACAAACATAGAGTCAGGGCTGATAGTGTCAACAGGTATCTGCTGTGCTGAATCATCAACACCAGGACCACCTTTTGCACCGCTTGAAAGAGGGGCTCCTTGTGTTCCTGGAGCAAAAGCATTTACTGTAGCAACAGGAGTTCCTGCTGTTACAACATCTCCTGCTGAGACTGCACTTGCTGTAGTTCCTGTAGATTCAGCAGATGCAAGAGACTTCATATCTTTGCGTTCTCCGTATGCTCCCCCAGAAGCATTTTCAATCTTAGCGTTACGCTGAATCTTCTGGACCATGCCGCGGTCAACACGCTTTGAGTCTTTTCCGACTCCTGATACAGGTGCAATATTCGACATTTTTAGTCCTCATCTTCATCATCAATATACTCGAGTGGATCCATTTTGTTTGGCATGCCAACATCTGGCAACATCCAATCAGGCCATGAACTGCGATCCATCATGACTGTCATGCATACGTCTGCAGGAAATCCTGCGACGCGTAATGCTTTGTAGTACTCATTCATTGCAATGCAATAGAGTTCTAGTCTTGAATAAGACTCATCGCGTACAGTCTTTACTGCTGCTTTCTTGACTGGTTTCTTACGCGCTGCCATCTTATCCTCCTAGTCCTGCTAACATAGTTGCTAAATCTGCTGGTGGTCCTGCTTGTTGAGGGACTCCACCAGAAGGTTGTCCAGGAGCGGCTGGGGATTGGGGAGCCTGCTCAACTGGGCCTTGTGTGCCTGGTGGAGCCATCTCTGGCTGTGCTGGTTGTTCAGGCTGTTGAGGCGGCGTGAACACTGCCAACGCAGCATCCTGTATGTTTTCTCCCCTAGTGATGCGATCAATCACATCGGCAATATTCTTAATAAGCGGTGAAGGATCTGCTCCTTGCGCTGCCATTGCAGGAATTGCTTGTGCAGTTGCTGTAATAGCCTGAGTGAGATTCTCCTGCATTTTCTCTACAGTAATGCGTGTTTCTTCCATGGTTGTATTAACATTCCATGGTAGTTCTCGACGGATAAAGTCTTTGGATACAAGGTCTGCACCTAGTGCTTGTAGTGAGAAGATCAATGCACGTGAAGGGTCTAATCCAGCCATCAAGCCATAGCGAACTTCAATAGAAGTGTCGCCATTGATATCCTTGCTTGGCATGTACTTTAACTCGTACGGCGTACCCTGTGCTGTTCCTCTAACGCTCTTTTCCTTGTCGAAAAGAACTTCGTCCATCTCAAACGCTAACTTAATGACATCCTCGAACACCTCAGCAAGGATGGTTTGACCAGCCTTGATCTGAGAGTCGAAAGCACCAAGTAACGCCTGGACACCTTGACCAGTAATAATACTTGCGTCAATGTTTCCAGTTCTACCCTCAGGATATCGAGCACCAAGTCGTAATTCTGATTGGAGTGCTGATTGCTCCTGAAAAGCAGCAGCGGGAATATCCAAACGGACACGCCCGACACCTTGTGGTTGAGTTGTACGGATAACTGCATCAGGACCCATAGGAAGGTCCAATACATCGTTAGGTAC